ACATATGTAGGAAAGGAAAGTTGAACGGCAAATTGGTTAGGGCGAGCCCCGCCATTAGTGAGCGCTGATTTAAAACGCTCTACGTTAAATGTTGTCATTTTCTCTCTCCTCTATTAAGCGCCAACGGTTTCAAAAGCAATACCGGTACGGGTAGCCACAAAGTTAAGCTGAATGAAGTTAATAGCACGAGCAGGCTTAATGAAAATATCGGCAACAAATTCGTTACGATCAATTATTTCTCCTGTGTTATTAGATTCATCACAAACAACTTTAAAGTCTGTGATACCACGACGACCCTGTACATCTCTTAAGAACGGCTCGACTAAGTTTCTGAACTGAGCTCTGGTAAAGCCATCATTGAACTCAAACAACTGATACTTAGCTGCTGTAGCAATAGATTTCTCAAGAATAATAAACAATCTACGAACATTAATGCGATCGAAAGCAGATGGTTTAGCAAGTAATGTTTTATCGCCAAATAGAATTGTACCATTACCTGGGAACGAAACTACTGGATTAACGCCCTTCTTGTAAAGGGTATCGCGATCTGCTTTACTTGGCGAGTACGCTAACTTAACAACATTTTTGATTTGACCGCGGTTAAAGCCAGCTGGCGAGAACCAAGGATCAGCAATAAAGTCTGTACGTACTGTGATACCTGCTGTATCACCGTTTAATGGAACCCAACGGTAAACATCGTTATAACGATCGTACTGATATTTCCATCCAGAATCTAGAACAGCATATGAACTAGATGTTAGAGTATCTCTAAAACCTGTTACATTTGTTGCCTCGGAACCTGCTTGATTAATAACATCTGTACTTTCTGGTGATACGAATACAATAACGTCTTTTCTAATTTCAGCAACACTACCAATAGCGTAGTTAGCAACTACTGCTGAAGCATTACCTAGTGGAATTAGCGAGATGTCATATAATTCATCGTTTGCAAATGTAGCTAATGCAGAAGTAATATTACCGTCTGTTGGGCTATCACCTGAAACACCCAAGCTTAAAGATACCGTTACATTGGATGTTAGGTTAGCAAATAAAGAAGCGTTTGCTGACGAACCCCAAGCCGTACCTGTTGCTGATACATTAGCGGTGTGATCCATCCACCACACATACTTGGATGTGTCGTTGATGACTGACTTATAGAAAGCCGAAGTGCCATCTGCTTTTTTAGCATCAGATGCTTTAGAAGTAAACGGGAATCTTTCTAGAACTGTACCTGCTGTACCTGTCCATAAGCCATCTTCGTCGATAACTACGACGTGTAATTCGTCGTGCGAACCGCCTCTATCACTCACATATGTGGATGTAGTTGGCTGAGAATCAAAACTAGATGCATAAGTCCATGTGCTCCAAGCATTACCGTCAGCCATGGAAACTTTTAATGAGTTACCTAAAGCGCCTGGGTACTTAGCTGCCCATTCCCCTACGGATGCAGAACCATTTTCATAAGTTGCTTCATAGTTATCATCGTTTGTAATTAATACTGCAGTAGCTGAAGCGTTTGCAACTGCGTTTTTTGCTATGCTTTGATTTACAACGCGAATTAATTGTAAGTTATTACCATAAGCAAGGAAATTGGCTGCTGTGAAGAACGACTGGAATGTCGTATCATTTGGCTTACCAAATCTCTCAACGAGAGTATTTTCCGAATCTACTGTAGTAACTTGACCAACTGGTCCCCATTGGAAAGCACCAGCAAAGCCTCCGGCCGTAGTAGCAACTGACGGAACGACCGAAGTAAGGTCCTTCTCTGTTACAACTACCCCTGGTGAAAGCTGATTTGCCATCTTTTTCTCCTTATAATGTTATTCTATCATAACAAATTTTATACGTTATATTTATAGTTATTGAAATTTGTACTTCACCAAGATCTTTCTTTTAAATAATCCTTAAAGTTGGATTGATACTTATCTGTTAACCACAAATCACCATCAATTACCTGGGGTTGTAGTTCGTCTGGTAAGCCGTTATCAATAAAACCGAAAGGAGTTAATTCTTCTTCAATACTCTTTATTTGTGAACTATATAGAGCTTGTCTGTTATTAGCATTCATTAAATCCTTAAACATTACATCGTTAGTTGCCCAGGCAAATAATACTAATGTCATTGTTAAGTCATCATGATAACCTTCATCTGCCTTAAACGTTCCACTATTTTCAATGAATGTAGAGAATTCTGATATAATATCTTTATCAAATATTAGTAGCTTATTACCCTCTACTAATGATTTTAATGTAGCACAACCAATTCTTTTAACTTGTTTTGTAGTTCTTAAACCTAGATTAGAATGACGACCAGAACTGGACATTACCTGGCCATATCTTGCATCACTACCTACCCAGATCATATTTTCATACTCTAGATCATTGTGTATGATATCAGCTACCTGCTGACCGATATCATTGATCTCTACTAGTATGTAGGCATTATTATAATCTTTAGCAACCTTATGAATAATGGTCGGGTATAATAATGGACTGATTTTATTATCTCTATATTTAGCTACTAGAGAATATGGAAACTCTGTTGTATCAATTACTGTAAAGGCAGAATAATCTCCACCCACTCCTCTAGATGTATCTACAGTAACAAAGTAGGCTCTATTTTCTTTAGGCGCTTCTAATACATCTAACCCGTCTTTACTATATTCAAACGGTTTAGGAGACATTTTTGAAATAGTATCGGCTGCAATTAAAGTATTCGAGCTTCCTAAGAAGTTACATAGAACCTCCTGGTTAAATTTAAGTTCACCTAGAATAGCTTTTTGATCTGCAGCCCATTTTTCATCCCGACCTGGAATTTCCCAGTATGGTATTTGTAGAGCAACGAAACCATTTCTACCTTCTACTGCATCATTCCAGTACTTCCAGAAATGATTATAACCTAATGGCGTAGATGTAAGTAATACTTTAGTAGTTTCACCCGCCATAATCGTAGGGTACGTAGAAGTAAAGAATTCTTCTGCGACATTATTTGGTACAATGGCTGCTTCGTCAATGTATAACCAGTTAACAGACTTACCTCGAATACCAGAGGTGGAAGTTGCAGATGTAAATACTTTTGACCCATTTTCTAATTCAACGTCACCTTTATTCCATACCTTAACACCCTGCTGCATCCACAGAGGTAAACTCTCGTACATAATTTGATAACGAGAGAGTACTTCTCTAGCTGCTGTAGATTTGTTAGCTAATATAGCTACGGTCTTTGCGGAATTAAATAATGTATAGTGTAATATACAGGCGGCTGAAGTAATAGTCTTACCTTGTTGACGTCCTTCCATTAGAATAACCTTACGATTATTCATAATAACGTCTACTTTTTTCTTCTGACACTCGTATAGCTTAAAAGGAATTAAACCATGATCTAATGATACAATGTAGCAGTAAGTTTCAATAAAGTAAACTGGATCATCCTTACACTTCATTAACTCTCTAACCTGCTCAGCAGTAAACTGCATATTATAACCAGCAGGCTTAATATTAGAGTTACCATTATAACTACTTCTATATTCGTCTTCCTCAATATCACTTGTTGACATCAATTACCTTTGCTTTATCACCGTTAATCATTTTCATAAGGTCTGATGTAGATCCTGCGAATACAATATTGTTAGTTTGATTACTAACTTTTTTATCACTCTTATTAATATCTTTTTTAGTTTTATACAAACCTACTAGCTCTTTTGCTATTTCGGTTTGAGTTTTAATTAACTGACCAGTTACTTCGAAGGCCCTAGGGTGCTCCGAGTTCTTTGATATATGAATAAGTTCTGTAATTACATCTTCGTTTTTATTAATTAAATTTCTTAAAGTAGTTCTGGCTAACTGAAAGTCATCATCCTGTTCCATTTCGGTAGGATTATAATTAATAATAGAAGTAGCTGCCGGGGTACTTTCCTCAGCAGGCAGGTCAAATAGACTGTTTAGCTTATCAGTTGTTTTCATTAAAATTCATCAAAGTTTTCTACCACACTAAACTCATCTATAGCAGCACCTGGAATAGCAGAATCAGGACTTACTACTGCACTATAAGATTGTTGTTTATTATTTAACCCAGCATCGCTAAATGTACTAACAGTGGTGTTTCTAATAAAGCCTTGCTTGTTAATCGGACCAAAGAAGTTAAGTTTTAACGTAAAGCTTAGTGTCCAGATAATTGCTCTTCTAGCTGTAAAATCACCCTCATATTCATCTTCATAAGAAATACTATCTAAAATAATAGGAAGATCATTAGTAATGCCTAATGCTGGAATTGCATTGATAGTTAGGTTAAAGTCTGGATTGAAAAACGGTAATATCTGCTCTATAATCTGTAAGCCATCATCTTGATTTTTAGTGTACGCATATAGCATTATATTGATATTATATGGGGATGGAGCATACTGGGCATTTAAAGTGTTAGAAGTATTGTTTACCGCTCGATTTTGCTGTATAAAGCTAACTCTTCTGTTAGGATCATACACTATTCCAGTCATTTCGAACGCTAATCTCGGCAAGTAGGTCTCGAAGCTTTGTTCGAAAGATTGAGGCTGTGCAGCAATTCTAGCTAAAAACTTTTGCTTGGGTGCATAAGCTAAAGGCACTTTAAGTGTCTGAGTTATAGCTCCAGTATTGTTTCTTCTATCAATATGAATATTGTTAAATAGATTACCAAAAGCCACGATAGACTTTCTTATTGTTCCCCAATAAAATTTCTGATTTAAAATTTTAGACTCCCTCTTGTTTATGCATTTATTTCACCAAAAGGATTAGTTTCAGAAAAATCTAATACTGAAATTTCACTGGTAAAGTTTTCGTTTTGTGTATTTGGTAATATAGTATTAAGCTGGTAGCTCTCTAGTACTAGACTGGATTCTGAATAGTACTCTAATAAGAATCTATCACCGGTTTCTAGTAATACATTAAAGTTATTAATATCAAAGTCTTTATCAGAAGCAAGACTATCAATATCGCTAATACCTGTATTAATTACCTCTGAAGAGTACTGATACAACTCACATTGTAACTTATAAACGTAAAGCTTTCCTACTTGAAAGAACGGATCTAATGCCTCTACCCGTTTAATTTCAAAGTAGGCTTTTGTTAATGGGAAGTAAACAAGGTCACCTTCAGCTGGTCTTGTAGTAAGAACAGCATTACCAGACCTTGCTACAACTTCATCCCAACGTCTTCTAGCCACAACAAAGGTTGCCGTATCTCTAATCTCTACACCAAACTTAGTAAGTAAATCACCGTCCCCTTCAAAGCCATTAACATTTTGCATATACATCTCTAATGGATATGCATGCTCATACTTATTAAGAGCATCTTCACCCAAAATAAGATCTTCGTTCACGGCTTTACGAGGCATATAATAAGTATCGAAGCCGTAAATTTTAAGACACTCGATTATCAAATCCTCCATAAGGTATTGTTCCGAAGAACGACCCCCAGGTACACCAGATTGAAAATATTGATTTGTAGCCATTATTCGGGATACCTACGTGGATTAGTTATTGCCTTTAGTGTATAATTCATATGTGGGCTGATGAGATAATGCACTAATTAACCTGTAAAGAAATCGGTAGGTAGTTGATAAGTGTTCTGAGCTTCGTCTCTTAGCTTCTCTATTTCGTCAGTAGCTTCCTGATAAATGATTTGACCATTCAAGGTAACACCACCTGGTAATTGAACACCTTCAAACTTCTTAAGATTCGTTCCCCATTGCTGTTTAATTAACTGTGTAGCATACTTCTTAAGAAAGTAATCGTTATAAACATCTGTGAATGCGTCAGGGTCAAGAGTTTGCCATCCCTCTACAATTACATAATCCCCTACTTCAACATCTTCACTCCAAGCCATATCAATATATAGCCGATTCATATGTCTGTTAAATCTAACTGGCTTTTGCCCGGTCATTAGATCATTAATAAGATTTAAATGAGTTTTTAGTTGAGCATAGTAGATAATATCGGTATTGGTAAGTGATTGAATATTATTAAGCATCAATTGATATCTAACATCAAACATACTAATACCGTTAGATTTATTAGTTAACTGAACGATTCTTTCCACACCTATAATCGATTCAGGTAACGTTATGTATTTATTATCGTAATTACCTTTTGTAACGGCGGCCGTTGCTGCTAAGGTAGCAGTTTGGCCTGACTGACTTCCAGTAACAATCTCACCATTTGTAAAGGTACCGTTAATATCATAAACTTGAATAGTTGTTACATTAGGTAGAGCGTACACAGTGGCTGAGGCGCCAGATGTTGATCCCGTTATAATATCGCTGGTTGTAAAAGATGTAGCATTAGCGGTTACTATAACATTAGAAGGTAATAGTTGTTCTTTAGCATAAACTTTCTCAACAGCATCAAAGTGAAATTCGCGATAGAATTGAAATGCTTCATCAATACGGTCTTCAATTTGATCGTCATCAACATTAATCTCCAATACTGGATGACCAAGTTTTCTAAGGCAGTAATCTATTAAGTTTTGTCTGGTAGTGATAGACATTTATAACCTTTTTATATGATACTAGTAATTAATTGGTTCTTGTAACTTGAGGATAAATAACCGCGATTCCTTCTTGTATTCTTTCTACGGTATTATCGGCGGTTTTAGTTAACTCAACATCATACAAATATCGACCGTATTTAAGATTAGCGGTTTTAGCATTAGATAACGTTATA